TTGATGATGTCGGCGATGAACTTTATGATAAAAATTTCCATGGAGGAGCAAATGTTCCTACAGTAAGACAATCATTACAAAGACTTGGATACCAAATTAAACAATAAAAAAATTAAACAATTACACAAATAACTTTGAATTAACGAATTAATTACTTATAATATAATTAATAAATAAAACAAATAATAACAATTAAACAATTAAAGGAAAAAACAATGAGTTTAGATTTAAACGCTATTAGAGCGAAACTTAACCAATTAAACACGACTAACGACAGAAAAAATAATTATTTCAGACCAGAACCTGGTAAGCAAAGAGTAAGAATAGTCCCTTACGTCCACCGCAAAGAAAACCCTTTTTTAGAAATGTATTTTCATTATGATATTGCAAAGCGTAGTATGCTTTCGCCTATCACATTTGGTAATGCAGATCCAGTAGTAGAGTTTGCTGAAAAATTAAAGAAAACTGGAGATAAAGACGATTGGTTAATGGGTAGAAAAATTGAGCCTAAAATGAGAACATATGTTCCTGTTATAGTAAGAGGAAAAGAATCAGAAGGCGTTAAATTTTGGGGATTCGGAAAAACAATATATTCTGAATTATTATCTATTATAGCAGATCCAGATTATGGAGATATTACCGACTTAATGAATGGTAGAGACATTGATGTTGAATTTACCCCATCAGAAGGGCCTGGTCAATATCCAAAGACTGCTATTAGAGTTAAACCTAATACAGCTCCAGCTACTGAAGATAAAGCAATTGCAAAATCAATATTGGATCAACCAAAGATAACAGATTTATTTCCAGAGCCAACATATGATGAGTTACAAAAAGCACTAGAAGATTGGATGAATCCAGAAAGTGCAGACTCAGATACATCATCTTCACCAGCAGCAGATTCAAAGCCGGTTGAAACAAAGTCAAAAGAAAATGCTACTAAGAAAACTGACGTAGCAGAAGCATTTGACGATTTATTCAATAATTAAGAAAGTTATATATGGGAAAGAAGAAGAGTGAACTGGAAGATTCGTTAGCATCGGCTTTAGCAGATAGTATTAATAAGCAATTTAAAGGACAAAATTATAAGTCGGCATTTTTTCTAGATGGCGATGATGATGCTCCTACAAATGTTAATGAATGGATATCTTCTGGATGTTCGATGTTAGATCTAGCAATTTCAAATCGCCCTGCAGGAGGGTTTCCTGTTGGTAGAATTACCGAAATAACAGGACTTGAAGCTTCTGGTAAATCATTACTAGCAGCTCATACCTTAGCAGAGACACAAAAAAGAGGCGGATTATCAGTATATATTGATACAGAATCAGCTAGTAGTGCAGAATTTTTAACAGCAATTGGCGTAGATTTAAAAACTATGTTATATGTTCCATTAGAAACAATAGAAGAAATATTCGAAACTATTGAAACTATTGTTGAAAATGTTAGAAAGTCTGACAAAGATAGATTAGTAACTATAGTAGTAGACTCAGTAATGGGGGCATCTACTAAAATAGAAATGGCTATGGAATATGATAAAGATGGATATGCAACATCTAAATCTATTATATTAAGTAAAGCTATGAGAAAAGTTACTAATTGGATAGCTAGAGAAAGAATATGCTTAATCTTTACTAATCAGTTAAGAACTAAATTAGGCGTATCTTTTGGAGATCCATGGACGACAGCAGGTGGTAAAGCTCTACCATTTCATTCATCAGTTAGACTTCGTTTAAAAAATACTGGAATGATTAAAGCTAGAGTAAATGGAACAGATCAGGTAGTTGGAAATAAAACCAATGTACATGTTGTGAAAAATAGAATGGGACCTCCTAATAGAAAAATTGATTATGAAATATATTATGATAGTGGAATTGACAACTATGGTGGTTGGTTAAATATCATGAAGAATTTTAAATTAGTTTCTCAATCAGGAGCTTGGTATTCATTAGACGATGTCGACCCTGATACTGGAGAAGTTTTAGATACTGTTAAATTTCAAAGTAAAGATTTCATGGAAAAGGTAATACAAAACACCAAAATGAAAGATAGACTGTATAATAGAATATGTGAAGCATACATATTTAAATACAGAGCCGGAATTGATGGCGGTATAGACGATGTAATAGTTGATGAAGAAGTTATAAACGAAGAAGGATAATGAATAAATATCAAGAATTATTTAAGCAACTTCAAAAAGAAAAAGAAAGTATTAATCAGAGTCCTGATGATCATATTATGATTTTTGATGGACTCAATACTTTTATTAGATCATTTTCAGCAACTCCTTCAACTAATGAAGATGGTGATCATATAGGAGGTATTACAGGATTTTTATATAGCATTGGAAAATGTGTTAGAGATTTTAAGCCTTCCAGATGTATTATCGTATTTGATGGAGTTGGTGGATCTAAACGAAGAAAAAAGATTTATAAAGATTATAAAGGTAATCGTGTTAATAAAACAAGATTACGAAGGCATGATCATCATATGCCTAGTATTGAGCATGAGCAAGAAGCTATGAGACATCAATTTAGCAGATTAGTTTCATATCTAGATGCATTACCAGTTACATTTTTATCAATGGATGGTATTGAAGCAGATGATACAATTGCGTATATTACAGAAATGTATGAAGCTAAAAGTAAAAAAATAACAATCGTATCAACAGATAGAGATTTTTATCAATTAATTAATAATAAAATTCAAATTTGGTCTCCTATTAAAAAGAAACTATATAATACTGAAAAATTAATAGAGGAGTTTCAGGTACACCCTAAAAACTATGTATTATATAGAGCATTTACAGGAGATAAGTCAGACAATATTCCTGGTGTAATGGGAATTGGTCCAAAGACATTATTGAAACATATTCCTAATTTAAATAATGAACGTGAATATGAATTAAGTGATTTATGGGAAGTATGTAATAAAAATATAGACGACTCAAAAACATATAAAAAGATATTAGATAATGAAAATATAATATCTGACAACTGGCGACTAATGAATCTAAAACTATTAGATATTCCAGCTCAAACAAAAAGTAATATTAGAAAAATTATGGAATCACCAACTTCAGAATTAGATAAAATTGAATTTAGAAGACTCTTCATGGAAGACAAAATGTGGGCTGTAATGAAGAATCTACCAGACTGGTTAAATAATACCTGGTTATCATTAAGTGCATTTGCACAAAAAACAAAATAATTGGATTTACTAATTATTTTCTATATAATAATATATGACAGATAAGTTAAGTGAGTATGGATGGACATTTCAAGTTAAAGTTTTGGCAGCTATGTTTGTGGATAGAACGTTTCTACAACAAATTGCAGATATTATCCAGTCAGATTATTTTGAATCTGATGCTAATAGTTGGTTGTTAGATATTCTAATAGAACATTTCCGAGAATATAAAACTCCTCCTTCAAAAGACGTATTAAAAGTNAAANTNACTGAAATAGATAATGATNTTCTTAAAAACAGCAATTTTAGAACAATTAAAAGATGTATTCCGGTATANGGAGTCAGATGATCTAGAATTTGTAAAAAATGAAATACTNAAATTTTGTAAGAATCAAGAAATTAAACGAGCTATTATGGATTCAGTTGGATTACTTAAATTAGGTAGTTATGATGAGATAAAAAGCAAAATGGATTCTGCAATGAAAGCTGGCGCTGACACGGATATTGGACATGAATATAAAAAAGATGTCGTAGCAAGATATACAGAATCAGCAAGGCATACTATTAGTACAGGTTGGGATGTTATTGATGACTTAATGGATGGTGGATTAGCAAAAGGNGAATTAGGTGTAGTAATGGCTCCAGCTGGAATTGGTAAATCATGGATGCTTATTAATATTGGAGCAAATGCAGTAAAGCAAGGCAAAACAGTTATACATTATACATTAGAATTAAATGATAACTACGTAGGTCAAAGATATGATAGTGTAGTAACTGGTATTGCAGCTCAAAATTTAAAGAATCATACTGATGAAATAGAAGAAAAGCTAGAAACATTATCAGGCGAATTAATTATAAAATATTATCCAACTAAATCTACAGGAGTAATGGGTATTAAAGCTCATATTGAAAAAACTATAATGTTAGGGAATACACCAGATTTAATTGTAATAGATTATGGTGATCTTTTAAAGGTTAATACTAAAAAAGACAAACATGAAGCACTGGAAGAACTATATGAAGAAATGCGTGGTATGGCCGGCGAATATGAAATACCAGTATGGACAGCATCTCAAGCAGGTAGATCTGCATTAGAAGATGATATTATTGAAGCTGACAAAATTGCATCTTCATATGGTAAAGTAATGGTAGCTGATTTCTTAATGTCATTGTCAAGAAAAGTAGAAGACAAATTATCAGGAACAGGTAGAGGTCACGTCATTAAAAACAGATTTGGACCAGATGGTATTACATTACCAAGTAAAATAAATACAAATAACGGTCAGTTTAATTTCTTTGAACCGCAGACTACTCAAGGTAGACAAACAACTCAAACAATGAAAACTGGCGAAACATTAGTTAAGAAAAATTTAGCACAAAAATTTAAAGATTTAGGCGGAAGTTTAGGATAGTAATCATATTTATAATAAATTAATTGTAGGCCTCAAAGTTGGGGTCTATTTTTGTCTAAAAGAAAAAAAGGAGTCACATAAATGAACATTTCAAATAAAATTTTATCAGATATTACAGTGCATATGAAATATGCAAAATATATACCAGAGCTCAATAGAAGAGAAACTTGGGAAGAGCTTGTTACAAGAAATAAGAATATGCATATAAAGACATATCCAAACTTAAAAGATGAAATTGAAGATGTTTATAAAATGGTATATGATAGAAAAATATTACCTTCAATGAGATCTTTACAATTTGGAGGTAAGCCAATTGAAATATCACCTAACCGTGTCTATAATTGTGCTTATTTACCAATTGATCATACTGATTCATTTAGTGAAATAATGTTTTTACTATTAGGCGGCACTGGTGTAGGTTATTCTGTACAGAAACATCATGTAGATAAATTACCACCAGTTAATAAGCCTTATACTAAAAGAACTAGAAGATTTTTAATAGGTGATAGTATTGAAGGCTGGGCTGATGCAATTAAAGTTCTTATGAAGTCATATCTAAATGGCAAAAGCTCAAGAATTGAATTTGATTATTCTGATGTTCGACCTAAAGGAGCACAACTAGTAACATCAGGAGGAAAAGCACCAGGACCTCAACCATTGAAAGAGTGTATACTAAAGATTACTGGTATATTAGATAGCAAAGAAGATGGTGACAGTTTATCTACCGTAGAAACACATGATGTTGTTTGTCATATAGCTGATGCTGTATTAGCTGGAGGAATTAGAAGAGCTGCTTTAATTAGTTTGTTTTCTGCAGATGATGAAGCAATGATTGGTAGTAAATCAGGAAATTGGTGGGAAACAAATCCACAAAGAGGTAGAGCTAATAATTCTGCAGTATTAATGAGACATAAAGTAACTAAACAGTTTTTTATGGATCTTTGGAAACGTGTAGAATTATCTGGAGCAGGTGAACCTGGCATTTATTTAAATAATGATAAAGACTGGGGTACAAATCCTTGTTGTGAAATAGCATTAAGACCTTTTCAGTTTTGTAACTTATGTGAGGTAAATGCTTCAGACATTGAGTCTCAAGAAGATTATAATAATAGAGTAAAAGGTGCAGCATTTATAGGTACACTACAAGCTGGTTACACTGACTTTCATTATTTAAGAAATATTTGGAAAGAGACAACAGAAAAAGATGCTCTTATTGGAGTATCAATGACAGGAATTGCATCTGGTGTAGTTTTAGGTTATGATATGACAAAAGCTGCTAATATAGTTAAAAAAGAAAATTCTAGAGTTGCAAAACTAATAGGTATAAATAAGTCAGCTAGATCAACCACGGTTAAACCAGCTGGAACTACTTCATTGGCATTAGGAACATCATCTGGAATCCATGCATGGCATAATGATTACTATATCAGAAGAATCAGAGT